GATACAATAATTTGTTATTAATGATGTGCTCACTTGTGCCCCCGCAAGCTATTACCCTCTGTTCACTCATAGACAAGCGGAAATCCGATCCATGAACTGCTTCGAAGGTAGAGAAAGAGAGTTGACATAACTCACGGAGCCTTGCCGTGTTCTCTTCCTTTTGGATATTGCCTTTCTTTGTGATAGCTTGATCTTGAACGTAGATGTTTACATTCACGAAAGCTTCTTGTATCTGCGAAGTTCTGTTTGCTAGAATGGAGATACAAATATCTTCCTTACCAGTCCTACCAGTGCCATAATATGGTCTTCCTCGCTTGCAAAGACTACCTGTTACAGCAGTCTTTAATTTAGAAGAAGAGATAATGTTGTACACATCATCCTTAATATCAATATCCGATTTCATAACTTAATCTGATTGATTCTACTTACAGCTTTATCCACAGCGAGCTTTAGTTTACCATCAACGACGGAACGAGCCCATAACTCAGTGGATGCAAGCACATCTTTATTTTCTTTAGCTTCTACAAAGTCTGCATAGTTCATAGCCGCGACTACTACCAATGCGTAAACCTGTGAGTATTCCTTGGCTAGGTCAGCTATCATTTGTCTTCCTTCTTGTGAACCATTAGAACCATTGCCTATGGAAGCGAAGGCTGATTCTACTTGTTTCCTTCCGTAGTCAAAGATGGCATAACCGATGGAGCTTCGTAGGTTTCCTGTATGGTCTATCCAACTTTCCTCTGCCGAGCGGTCTCTTATCCTTGCATTACATTCTTCTCCTAGCTTGGCATAAGCAGTGAGGATTTCTTGCTTTATTATCGCCATAGCGGACTGAAAAAAGTTATCGAGCGCAGACTGAGGGGTTGAGAGTTTTATACCCATATTTTACATTGCAGTTGATAACGATGGAAGCCGAGTACAACAAATTCCTTCACTTCGTTTCCGAAGAGCTTTACACGGATTTTGTCTCCGTACTTGAAATCTCGGCATGCTCTAGGAAGGTTGTAGATGGTGTAGGAATAGTTCTTGGCAGAACCATCGGGGATAGTGATAACGTTTGCCTTGCCAGCAGGAACAATATCACACTTACAATAGTTCTCCACCCATTCTTCTGAGCCTTGAACATAGTCTCCGTTATCGTCTTCATACCCATCAGTTACGTGTAGGTAATCTAGGGTATGAGCAGCGAAATCCAATACAGCCATATCTTAACCTCCTATATAAACCATCGGTTGACCCAGTGCAGGGGATTCACCGATGGTTTTGTATAAAGCATTTATTCGTACTAGCAGCCTTTCCTTATCCTTGTCAGATAGTGTTCCTATGCTCTTGTCTGACTCGGATAAGCTTACAGCTTGTATGAGAGAGTACAGACAATCAGCAAGCGCACCTTTCCATTCCTTGGACTGAGCGACCTCAAATGTATATTCATCATCACCATTAAGCTGACGTTCTATCATCTTATTCTCCACGAATCCTAAAGGGATAGGGTAGTGGATTTCATCAATCAATGCTTGCTTTATTGTCTTCATATCAATTCAAATTAAACCTCTGGAGTGAGTTTAGAGAGAACTTCGGCTTCCTCCTCATCGCTGAGTGAGTTGAGAGCCTTAATCAGAGTCTCATCGGTTGAGTTAGTCTTCACATTGACACCAGCAGCCTTCAAAGCAGCGATGAGGTCAGCCTTCTTATACTTCTTACCCTTGTAAGTTGTATACTGGTCGGTATCATCGGTAGACTCGGCATTCGTATCAACCTCCTCAGACTTGGTAGTGAGCATATAAATCTGATCTACGTCCTCGATTACTGGTAAGCAGATAGCCTGTCCTGCGGTAACCTCCTGCAAAGATGGCTCATTCTTGGAGTACTTAGAGATAAGCTTGTAGCTGTCAACGTTAGAGTACTGAACACCTGCTACTCGGTTGGTGTCCTCTGCAAGGGTACCCCAAACGAAAGAGCCTACGTTGGTGTTACAGATGAAGATAATGTTATTCTCATTCCATGGCTTAACTGATTTTGGCTTTCCGTTCTTCTCGATAATCACGGTTCGGTTGATAACCTTGATGGCTGCACCGAACTCATCCTCGAATGCTTCCGAGAAAGCTGACTCCGATGGTGTCTTGAGCTTGGTATTTCCGGTATAAGTCTTACCCTCGTAGTCGGCAACAAGCTCTTTTGCCCATTGCTCCTTGCGGATTTTCTTAATCTGCGTCTTAGCGAGCATAACCTGTATGATGGTATTGTTATCGGCATTTGCCTTATCGAAGATTTTCTCGAAATCATCACGGGTAGTAACACCATTGGTTGCTGTTTTGAAGCAGTTTGCCTTAAAATATCCATAGTCAACACGGATAGCCTTACCCGAATTGTCTGCATCTTCAACGGCAATAATACCATTAGAGAGACCTGCCAAGAAGTTCATTTCGTTACGCTCTTCGAGACCGACAGAGCAAGCGACACCATCATTCATGAGCTTGTTGATGATACGAGCCTTTGCAGTTTTAGCAGCCTGTCGTGTTGATGTAGCCTGCTCAACCAAGCCTTGCGCCTGGAATGAATTGGCTCTCGCTACAATGTTCTCATACTGAGCCTTCATGATGTTGATGTTGTTGATATCAGACTCGAAAAGAATCTTCTTCATCGCAATCTTTGGCAACTTACCATTAGAGGTTGCGATTTGACCACGCTTCTTCAAAGGAATGTCTGAATCCATCTCAACGATGTCGGCAGCTACATATGTGGTCTTAGCTGATGAACCTTCCCACTTCTGATCTGGAGAATACACATCGGTAAGCATCTCCTTGTAAAGATAGGTACGCTCCTTCGGATTCTCCTTCTCCTTAACATACAAGCTAAGTTTAGGGAAGATAGCTCGGATAAACTGAATAAAAAGTGATTCGTTCATATAAACAATCTTTTAAGTTAAAAACTAGAGCACAACTTAGTCATGCTCAAAAATAAGACTTGGGAGAGCTGTCTTGATGGCGGTTCTCTGAGTTTCGTCCTTGAACTGATAAGGCATTGCCACATCATTCACGCGACCATTATCCATAATGGCAACCGCTTCACCCTTCATGCGTGAGCGAACGACAACACCAGCAAATTCTGCTTCGCTAGCCTTGTCTTTGTACTTGCCATCTTCGGTTTCAAGTGGAGAATACTCATAAACATCATCAACCTTCTTGCGGACAATGATGTGACCTGCCTGAATAACCTCATCCTTGAAGTTGGCGTAGTCGAGTGCTCTACCGCCTGTGATACCACCGAGATACTGACGGATAACCACAGCGTCCTTACCCATGTCGTAGCCTTTGGTTTTTGGCTTGTAGTCTTCTGCTACCATAATCTAATAATTTATTAGTGAAACAATAGATGATTACATCTTAGCCAGCTCCTTGACTTCATCATCAGACATTAACTTATCTTCCTCCTTTGGCTGAGGTTTGGTATCGGGAGCAGGGATTCGTCCAAGCTTTTCAAGACCCTTTTCAAGTCTTTCCTTGTTCTCTTCCTCAATATCTTCCTTCAACTCATCGAGGTAGTCCTCAAACTCCTCTTCATTCTCAAACTTCATGTGAGAGAAAGATTTAAGCCGACGCTCTCCGAACTTACCTGTGTCTTTCAGCAGTTCCCTTACCTTTGCGGTACGGCTGCTTGTGGTATTGCCAGACTTCAATGCAGTTACATCGCCTTGGAGTGTAGCAACAGCCTTTGTAAGTTCCTTGATTGCGGTGAGGGTAGCGGAGTCATCATCATCGCTATCCTTCTTGCCCTTCTTGCCCTTCCGTGACGGACTTCTACGTGCTGGATCGTCATCTGGATCTGGATCGTCATCTGGATCTGGATCGTCATCTGGTGCAGGATGAGCGTTTTTGTACTCTGAGACTTGGCGGTCTGCTGCGGACTGAGTTAACTGGAGTAACGGCAAGACATCATCAATTGCGTCACTAATACCTTCACTAACTTCTTCGTCAGTAGCATCATCTTTGAGTTGAAGTTTGTTGGCAACATTGGCGGCAACACCCTTTAACTCCTTACGACTGAACCCCAATGCCTTAATGTCTCGATTGGTTTTCAGTGCTTCAAGAACTTTTCTGTAATACTTGTTCATTGCTTGTTGAGTTATATTTAACAAAAAATGGTCTGCGAGCGAAATGCAGGCAGACCAAACGTAGAACTCGGTGTAAGAGCAATGTTACGAAAAGTTCTGTCACGTGCATCTTCACACGCTTTTATGGGTGCAAATATACGAAATATTATTTAATCAACAAATAGTTTTTGCAAAAAAGTGAGAAATTATTTTCATTTCAATAAACAAGGGAGAACTTCACAGCCCTCCCTTGGAAGATAAGATGCAATAAAAATGCACTTAAACGTGCAAAATATCTTCTGTGTTTAAGTTAGATTCTTTTGGTATGTAATTATGGGTTTGAGGTATTTTATCGGCTTGTAGCCTATAGTCTCCCTTTGTCGTGGTAAGAGTAATACTGGTCGGACTTGCTACTGATGATAACGTGGTCCATAAAATACAATCTCATTATTTCACAAGCCTTCTGTATCTTATATGTTATCTCATCGTCAGATTTTGATGGAAAGCAGTTAGGGCTTGGATGATTGTGAACCAATGCTATTATTACGGCATTGCAGGAGATAGCTTCTTTACACACAATTCTTACGTCTATAGTGGTTTCTGATATTCCACCTTGTGACAATCGAACCATTTTGATTAACTTGAAGTTGTTATCCATACAGAACAGATAAGATTCTTCTATTTCTAAATCCTTGACGTATGGTAAAATATAGTTGTAGATGTCGAGGGAACTACCCAAATCTGTAAGTTCTTGCGACTTCTCTTTCATAAATCTTCTGCCAAGTTCGAATGCAGCGAGTATAGCGGTAGCCTTCTTTTCGCCTATTCCTTTGATAGATGTAAGCTCCTGCAGTGTTCTCTTGCTTGCCTTTCTCAGTGAATGACTACCATCAAAGATTTTTCTTATTGGTTCATTACCCTGTAGCATATGGTCTATACCGATAATTGAAGCAATAAGGTTCTCGTTACTAAGATATTCTACCCCATATTCCTTTGCGTATGATGTGATAGAATCGTACTTGATAGTTCTTGCATTATCCTTCATAAGATACCTCCTCTATGTCTTTTGAATAATTGAACACAACATCAAAACTGAAACCCAATTCAGTAATGAGGTAGAAATGAATATCCTCCCAGTCCCAACTTGAAGGAATGCCTTTTATCTTTTTAGACTTTTCGGCATCCATTGCTATGATAACGTTCTCTTCCATTGCTCTATCTTATTTTTAAAAGTTCATAACTTTCGTTTCATACACTATGAATCCTATCTGATCCGCCACAATTAATTTAAGATGATTTCCTCCTGGTCCATTTATATCACCATCATTCAATCCGATTTCGTCTAACGTAGCTTTAATGGCAGTTTGGTAATCTCCTATACCTTGAATTAATAAGCATAGGTCTGGTCTCTCATTAAGAAACTGATGAAAACCATATAGGCTATATGAGCCTTTTTTGATGAGTGAGAAGAAATCTTTCCATTCATCACCGCCAACCTGCGTGGTTACGGATTTCAGCTCTTCTATTGTTGTGCAGTTGTTTTCCATACGATTTCATTTAGCGTGATACGATGAAGTCTTTATCTGTAAAGGTCTGATCCTTATATCTTCCGAACAACTCTCGGTCGCTGATGAGCTCATTAGCACATGCTAACTCTCTGAATGAAAGTTTGTACCCAACAAACTTATCTTTCAACATTTCGATTTTGAGTTCTTCTTTCTGAAGTTCAGATAATTCATATACTGTCATATTCATTTCCTCCTATTAAACATTTCCATGACTCTCGAATTGTGAAGCAACCTCTTGCAAGATTTCATGTTCCTTCCAATCTGGATAAAGAATGCAGGTGTCTAGAACAACGTTTCTGAACATATCGCAGTATTCTTTCGAGAACTTCTTTTTCAGTTCGTCATATAAGACTGGAAAGAATACAAAGCTATTAAACAACTCAACCCCCTTATCAACTCTTTCCTCTACCATTTTATAGGTGAGGTCTTTTAATTCTTGCTTATTCATATCTATCTTAATTATTAAACAATTCAAATTTAATTCCTTTATCAGTTTTCTTAGCCATCCATTTTGCTGTAACCACGCCACCATTCCAAGCTTTTATGAGAGGGGGAACCTTACACTCCCCTACATTTATAATGTGTGTAATATACTCGCAAGCACCTTCAAAAGTGTCGAATGCGTGAAGTAATACCGTATATCTATCAGATTCTGTGTAAACGTTCATTGCTCTTATCTCCTATAATTTAAACCAATTCATAGCTTTCTGTATTCTCATTGTATGCTACGACTCCTTTCTGCTGTAAATTACAAAGTGCAGTGTTGAAGTTGTAGATACTAAACTCTGCATCTGTAGCTTCAATCAAGCATCCTTCTTGGTAGCCGAACTTGACCTTTTTCAAAGCCTTTGTAATTCGCTTCTCTAACGCTTCTACTGTGTAAACTTTAACCTTTTTCATTGCTCTTATCTTTTAATTGTTATTTTTATTTTGATAGTGCAAAGGTAATCATTTTTTTGCAAATGACCAAACGTTTTGAGCATAAAGTGCTTTTTGCTAACTTAGTTTAACTTATTGATACTTAGACGCTTATATCAAACTATTAATTTTGTGTATGTAAGTCTATTTCTTAAAAATGGTATAAGTTATATGGAGATAAAAAATGAACCGCTTAGAAAGGCTTATATTGAAGTGTATAGTCTTTTTCTGAATTACTTTATATTAAATAAAAAATGCACTCTAACCTCACGGTCGGAGTGCACTAAGAGCAATGAAACGTTAAAGGTAACGTTTCGGCTGCAAAGTTACAAAACTTTTCTGTATCTTGCAAATTTATACTATACTATTTAACAATTGCAAATCATTGTCTCTATCGAAGTCGTATGGATAGAAGGTGTTGGCAAGGGCATCCATCTTGTCGGGAGAACGTTTCAGACGCTTCTTGATTTCGTCTTTTGGTTCCATGATGATTGAACCATCTGACTGAAACAGCCAATGCACTTCGCACAATTCTTGATCCAACTCATCGTCAGGTGGGAGTGCTGCAAAGAATCCATTCTTTGGGTTGAGCCAGTCACGTATACACCAAAACAAATAAGCCCTCATGTTAGCGAAAGAGTAGCAGCCTGTCACATCATGCTTGTTTCTCACGCCTTCCGAGAACTTGCAAGAGAATGCAGTTAAATACTTTTGTTCTATGAGTCTTGAATAAACTCCAGCACCTTCTCCTATGGTATCAATGAAGGCTTTATTCTTGGAACTCAAACTTAGGTAGTGCGCGACTTGACCTGCGACTGCCATGTGGTCCGCATGACCACCCGAATTATGACACTTGATTTCTGAAACATAGTTTCCTTGTCGTGGAACATAGCAAGACCTATCGCGCCCCATACCTGCGACATCGACACCTAATCGTATTGGCTTATGGGTGATAAAGCCACTATCTTTAAGTTCCTTCCATCTTCTATGTGCAATCTCGCACCATTCGTATGGAATGAGGGTATCTTCGGAAACCTTCGGAAACATACCGAGAACCTTAACACGAAAAAGGTCATTTGGAGTGTAATATCCACCTTCCCACACAAAATCACCACGACCCTCATCAAACTCAGACTTTCTGATCTTCTGTGCCCATGCTGAGACCTTATCGGCTACCCATTCATAGTCAACTTGACCAGGGATAATGTTTTTCTTGCTTACTACGTTCTCTGCGTTGAGAGATGATAATCTAAACTTCTTGAATCGGGGAGACTTCATGGAGTTGGCTGCATACCCTGTAGTAACGTTTGGGTTGAATACCAATAGCAATCGAGAGTTACCTTGCAGGTTACCCTCGATTGCATTATAGATGGTGTCCGAGATACCGGATGCTTCAGTTACGATGAACATGGTGTTTACAGCATGGAATCCCGACCAAGCCTCTGTGTTGTCGGCTGAAGATTTGAAGCCTGTCAGATACCATTCCTCATAATCAGTTCTGATACCATCTGACAGCAAACGACCAGGCAGGAAGCCTGCCTTTTTGTATAGACGTGCCACTTCTGGTATCATGATATTCGTCACCTGTCTTCCTGTCGGTGCAGTAAGGGCAATCTTGGTATTCTTTTCCAAACTACCATCCTTGCCGAAGCGAGGAGTGAGGTATAGAAAACATAAAGCGGCTACGGCAGCGATGAAGTCCTTACCCCTTGCAGTTCCACTGGCTACCGTTGTCATTTTGTTCTTCTGAACAGAACGCAATATAGCCTTTTGCTCTTCGTCAAGGCGAGCCTTCAAGACTTCCTTGGCGAAGAGACACCAATCATTGCGCCATGCAATCATTTTTTTTATTGCTTTCTGTTCTGACATATTGCTAATTCAATAATATTCGTATTTTCTTGTTTCCTTTAAGTATGGCTGCTGCAACTCGATGATAACCATCAATAATATAAATCTCCCTATAAACAAACACTTTATTCGATTATTCTCATTTTAACCTTTCTCTCATGATTGAGCTTTGCGGCAACGAAACGATGATTTCCATCAACAATCATTATTCTTTCACTATTACCATCAGTGTATCTTAAAGCCTTGATACCGTCATAATTTCTTGATGACATGTATTTTGCAACATCTTGTTTATTCAAGAAATCTTGTGGCGTGTTAATGCTTGAATTTATGTCAACATATACATCTTTCCCAAGTTCTTTAAATGTTTTATCAATATCACCAACTTCTTGACTGAGGCTGTATTTCTTTCCATAGACCCTATGAAAAGAACCAATAACGGCTTCTTCGACTCCATAGGGTGTCTTTGAAATGAATAAATTTATGTTCCAATTAGGAAATTTTCTATCAAGCTCGCTCACCCCACCACTTGCCTTACGGCTCTTGCTTGCTGAAGAACTGTTTGTCCCTCTTGTGCCATTACTTCGTTTACCCATAACCTAACAATTTAATTACTAACTATAATAAACTACTTTGAGAGCTTTGGGAAATCCTGCATGTTATCAAGCATATCTTCTACAGAGAAGTTCTTTACTTGAGTATCATACAAGGTCTTTTTCAGCTCTTGGTATTTTGCTTTTGCATCAAGATCAAGCATACCGATGGTATCTTTCATCTTTTCAAAAGCTTTCAACTTATTCTTGATGATGATGATTGGTGTTACATAGACGGCATTATTTTCCTTACACCACTGCTCAATCACGTTACCACCTCCATAAACGATGAATCTGAATCTGTTGCCATTTGCTACGAACTTGGCAATTTCGTATTCAAATTGCAGTTCATTTAATCGGTCTGTACACCCCCTTGTGGCGAATGATGAGTAACCTTTAGGGACACCCATCAAATTCAGCTTATAGAACTTAGGAGCCACATTTAAGTCAACAAATACACCAATCCCCTTTTCCTGCATAGCTCTCGCAAGAAAGCGTTTCTTGTAGATAGCCTGCATACCAAAAGCTATTGGAGTATCATTTGATAAGCTGAAGTTTGGCTCAATAATGCTACCAGGGTTATACTTCAAAATCTTCTCTGGCTTCTCATAGATTGACCGGAATCTATAATCATCAGTATAGAAGTGGAGTGTTCCCCTGCCATTCATGTTCGTTGTTCTTGCCTGCTCACCAAAGCAATAGAATTGGATTTCTATGTACTGAGGTTGCACATCAGACAACAAACATGGTATCTCCAACGGATTGTCCGTTGGAAACAAGCAGTCTGGTATATACAATTCTCCGTTGTCCATAATTACCCTTCTTCATCATCGGGAAGTTCCTTCATTAACTTCTCGAATGGGTTTTCTACTAATCTGTTATCTACTTGCTCGACATAGCCACGCTTCTTGCCCTTAGTTTTCAGAAGGAAGATGATTGCAGTTAGATTACCTTCGTTCACCTTTTCGACCAGCTTGCTTTCAGTAAAGTCAAGAATGCCTTCATCTATATCATCCAACATCTTGGCTAACTTCTCATCCTCTTTTCGCCAGTTATATAAGGCTTGGCGTGTAATGCCCAAAGCTACTGCCGTAGCAGCCATATTGCCGCCCTTCTTTTCGTAAGCAGCGGCAATCTTTTTTAATTCTGTTCTTCTTACCTTTGCCATAATCAACCTTTCTAACTTGCAGATGCTATGACAGCTTTCAAAGCATCTATATACGACATATTCTTACACAACAAAAGTGATTTCGAAAGATGGTCTAATGGTCCAAGTCCAGGAAGCAGATTGATATCTATAGGATAATATCTACCATCTATTCCCTTACGGAAATCAATTCTTGCGTGAGATTTCAATCCTAAGTAATGGAATATAGTCCCTGCCAAACTCATTAACCTGTCATCATTCATTGCAGAACAGCATTCCTTAAAACCAACTTTGCAATCTCGGGTTTGGATGCCATTGGTTTCATCGCAATCAATAGAAATCGAACACAGAAGTATATATTTTTGGTTATTAATGCAGGTTACCGTGCAATCAGATCCAGCAATATACTCCTCAACAATACTTTCCATTCCGAACTCTTCTTTAAGGTATTTCACCTGTTCCATTACCTCTTTTGGGGTACGACAGATGCTTTTCTCCGATATACCAAAGCTATCACTTCCATATCTAGGTTTAACAAAATATGTCTTACCTTCTTGTAATGATGATAAATGATATTGTTTCGGTGCCCTAATACCGCAACTACAAAGGAAACGGAAGACCTTTGCCTTATCCTTAACCAATTCGTATTTAAAGAAATCCTCTGCTGTTGTTTTTACACCTTTTGCTCGGATAGTCTTGATGAGAGATTCACTTGCGGTTCTAAGTAATGCCACATCTTCCTTTTGTAAGAAGTCTAGCTTATCGTTTTCATCTACAACAGCTAGTTTGACATTATCTTTTCCTAAGGCTTCTCTATAATATTTGAAGACGGAAGAAATTCCATAATTCTCCATCTCTTCTTTACTTGTTATGCTCCAAATCATTTTCTTTTTCTCCTTCCTTTATTTCGATTAAACGTTCACTCGCTAGCTCTAGCAACTTGGCAAATGTGATGCTTGGAGATTTAATACCAAACTCCTTACCTATGTCCTGTTGAATCTTAAGCAGGGTCTTCTCGTTATCTTCTTCGGAAGCTAGAACGAGAGCATCACTTTTGCGTGCTTGCTCACGAATGTCTCCATACAATGTGTCCAGACTAGCAAATGAACTAGGGTAGAGGATGATGGTGAATACGAAATTCTCCTGCATGGCATATACATCTATACCCTCTGTGCTTATTGGCTTAATCTCGTCGATGTTCACATGAGCAAACTTCTTGAAGTCGATAGATTGAATTGATGCAAACAACTTCTTCAAGATGCTAACATTAGCTTCACCATGAAGGGAGTTGTGAGATAATTCAATAGCAATAGCTTCATCATTTGTAATCTCGCTCTCTTCTACATATAAGATGCCTAGCATTTTATAGTGCAGTTTCTTGCATGCCCTCAAACGATGATTACCGCTGATCATGATGTATCTACCATTATCCTTCTTGATACAGGTAGGCACACTACTCAATCCAGACTTAGCAATGTTGTCTGTTAGTTGGGCGAAGTCTTCACCCGACATTTCATTAGCATTGATTTCTACCTCATCTATGAGGTTTATATCAACTTTTGCGTATTTCCATCTATCTTCATTTTCCATTCTTCAACGATTTTTGATATTTATCAATGATTTCCTTATTCGTGGGGTATATGCCAAGTATTCCTTCGTAAGCAAGATAAGATGATGTGCAGTGTTCCTTCACTTTCTTGTATACACCACGATATTTCATGCTCACAGGCTTATGGGTATAAGCGCAGGAGATAACCTTCTCGCAAAGCTTGCGCATTCTTCTGCTCAAATATCTTTGAACGCCAACAGACTGAATGCAGTACAGTATGAGTTTACTCAATCGAGGGATTGCGTTATTCGTGCAGAAGTCCGTTAACTGAAACAAATCATACCCCTTGTGTTGAGGTAGCGTAAAACCAAACCCACCTAGGGTATATTTGTCGTATTTCACCACAAAAGCAAATTGACAGACACTACATTGGTCCACCTTCTTGATATACTTCTTTTGCAAGCAATGAAGTAAAGGTGGGTTTACCCGTTCAATCATCAGTTTGCTTGCGTCTGTAATCTCCAAATCATCGGGAGGTACAATCTCGTTGCATTCGATTCTGTATGAAGAATATGAGGTGCTTGCATTATTTTGTGCAGTTGGCTTATTGCAATAGAGGAACCTTCCTGCAGACCGTCTTTCACCACTTGAATTATTCCACATAGCTATCTTATGCAGGTTTCTCAGATAAGGGCTGTTGCTGAAATAGTAGAAATAACTATCACTCGGAATACTTTCCACAAGATTATAGTAGTCGTTCCTTGCAACAGAAAAATCTGATTTCAAGTCACTATTTTCAGAAATGAGTTTGAATGCTCTCTTCTGCTTCTTCTCTATTCTTCCGTAATTAAAGAAGATTACCTTCTTATTCTTGATGGCTTCTTCTAGTGTTCCAACATGGAAATCACATGTAGTGAGCAATCTCATCAATCGCTCATTTGCCTCTTCGGTTTTCTCGATAGATTCCCTTGCCTTAATTTTCAATGCTTCGAAGACAGCACTATTTCTTGCCGATTCACTCATGAAATACTTTTGCAGTTTTACCGCATAAAGAGCCAAAGCAAGCTGCCTTGATGGTGTAGGATTGTTATAGTCCTCCAACCATGCAAGCTTATCCTTATATGTTAGTGATGTTTTACCATTTGCCAACATATAGAGCAGATAGCAGTAGGCATCTTGGCAGTATATAGATACTTCCACCTTATCAAGGAAGAATAACTCATAGTAATACATAAAGCCATTTACTATGCAGATTTCCTTGTGTCCGTTAGCTTTTACAGCATCATATAGAGCTGAAACCATTTCAGAATTGTATGGCAAAGGCATAGTCATAAAAGCTTCTATTGCGCTATATGGATTACCTTGATATAGGAGTGGGCATAACTCATCTGGAGTATCATATTTAAGCCCCGTAACCTCACAAAATTGCTTGTAAGATGTTATAGATTGATAATCTTCCAATTCGTGGCTTATAGCGTAATAGAATATGCGATATGCAGAATACACACAATTCATGGCACGATAGAAATCATCAGTTGCATGAAACGTTCTAAATTCTATCGTCTTCGTCTTGAAGTATGCAGAAATATTCACTGCATGACGAATGAATCCCTTCTTAGACTGATTAGTGAAGAGAGTTTGTAAATCATCAAACGTCTGCGCATTTTTTACTCCTTCGAAATATTTTTCTGTAGGAATAGGTTTGGCATTGAAGATGTTTTCATCCCAATCTGAAATTTTGGCATATCTTTTAAAATATGGATAGCAGACATAAAAGAATAGATATACTTTCTTTAGCTGATCGACAGACAAATCTCCTACGTATATGTGAACATGAGTATCAATGCTCCACTTTATCTTTCCACCTGCAGCAACCATTGATTCATATACAGAACGGAGGTCATGCAGCTCTTTTAGGCAGCAAAGATGTAGTGGAGGGGTATTCACCTCTCCACCAAACTGCTTATTGCTTGAACAATCGGTATTATCAATGCTCTCTTCCTTGCTCCAGGAGTAACCTTCGGGCAAAGTTACCTTCGCCCTTTCAAGATTGCACATTTCGATTTCAATACCAAATGTTCTGTTTTTTATATCGCTATCTACATTCATGAAGCATATCTATTTCGTTAATAATACCTAATCTCTGAATAGTTCTTCCTGTTTTACGGAAGTCTATTCCTAAAGCTACACTTGCAAGCGTAATGAGGGATGATGTAACAGGTAACTCTAAGCCTATATGAAGTGCAATACTTTCCATCAGTACCAATCCCTCTGAAACGTCTTCTGTGATGTAACGTGAGTGAACAGATGTTGGGCTGATGGCTCTATCACTAGATTCTGAGTAACGATGCAAACTCTCTATTGGGTCTGACATATTGAAACCTCCTGCTTCAAATACGCTTGTTTTGAAAAAGCCCAAGTTTTTTAAGACTTTCATCTTTTCTTCGTCAAGTCTCATCAATAAATTGATAGTGGAGTCATTTCCTCTTGCGTATGCTTCACGATACATACAGAAATTTCCCTTTGAATATTCTATTCTCGGAATACTCATAATTGAACCTACCGTATGCAACACCATATTTGGATTGAGTAATGCAGATTCAAGCACGCAATATTTTGCTATAAAACCTTTGCTAATTTTATGCAGTTTCTCCATGCAGGTATCATGATTAGAAAAGCATGCTACAGGAATAACTTCATGCCTATAACCAACACGAAAAACAACTTCGTGTGGTTTATCATCCAACTCTACTCGTCCTTCCAAATATGGACCTGTTGCTTCAACTAACATTGGTAGTTTTCTGCAATGTTTCTCAAAATAGAAAGAGGATGCGTAACTAGAGATACAGACAACAATCTGATCATTGTGAAGGTATTGATGTATACGTTCTACTAGACCCTCATAGAAGTTACTCTGAATAGTACAAAATATAACTTCTGCTTCTGCAACCTTACTGAGGTCTTTAGAAACCTCTTTGATTGCAGTTTCTATATAAGTTGATTTCTCTTTAAGAAAAACCCTTTTGCCGTTCTTGATAAGTCTATCAAAGGCATCTGATTTGTATGAAGATGTCTTTAGGAGTGTAACTTCATGACCTTTAATAGAGAGGTCTGCGGCAAAAGCTACTCCCACGTTGCCCGTTCCTATAACTGCTATTTTCATGCTCTTTTATTTTAATTCTACAAAAATAGAGCGGCTAGAGGGACTCGAACCTTCGACCTTCACATTGGGAATGTGACGCTCTGACCGACTGAGCTATACCCGCAAAAGAGCGGAGAGTTGGAGCCGCACCAACGACCTCAGTGATGGTATCACTGCGCTCTGCTAACTGAGCTATCTCCGCTTATAATAACAATATTCTATACACGCAAAAATGCTCGTCTTTCCGAGCCGTCAACCCTTGTGGGTATTTTGAAAGGAGGAATTCCTAAAACAAGCTTTGCTCCGAGTAAACAGGATTCTTGGAAATTCCAAATTCCTCGACCTGTATTCCCAACTTTTCATTCAGCCATTTTGCTACTAGGTGGCGATGGCAAAAATCATCTGGCTTTTCGAAGCAACATAGAGCTACATCTTTTCCATTTGCCATTTTCTCTATTGCTGAGAGAAATGCTTTTGGGTCCCGATGAGCCAATATCTCAGAATTGAAACGTTGTACGTAATCTTCTTTAGATTTGGAGTTGTGAAGAATGTCCCATGATGGTGACACGTACTTGTTTGACAATCCTGTAAACCATTTCGGAGGGTAGAGGGCAATACCGATCATCATGATACCAGCTTTTGATAACTTAGCTCCGTTTGAGAAGTATGATGTATAAATCTTCATTTTTTTTGTAACTTTTTGCAAAGATAGATAAAATTATTTAATCAACAAATAGTTTTTTGAAAAAAGTGAGAAATTATTTTCAAGCGTACATTTTCTTAAGAAACTTCTTTAGATATTCGTTATCAATATCCTTTAGTGGAGTAGGGGAGAATGAGGTATCTCGCTCTACGGTTAAGCCTAACTTAGTTGTTAGCCCCTGCAACTCGGTTAAACTTGTGTAGCCGTACTCGCCTTCACCACTTCCATTGATAGTGATTCCGTAGGCGATATTGTTCTCTAGGTCTGCTTCCAATATGAACCAAGACCATGCACCAACACAAAGGAAGAACTTTGCTTGACAGATGGCTTCTTCCTTTTTGCCATCCTGTGAGTAGAGAGGATATTTTTCCAGTCTCTTCTTAATTTCTTTCGTAATCAGTTTCATTGCTCTTATGTATTTTTTTAGATTTCTACTTCATTTATTTCGTATTCACAATCAGAAAGAATGTTCTCGATAGTATCTCGCAAATCTTCCAATACGTCCATTTCATCTTCATCGTCTGCGTCAAATTCAGACGATTCGTAAACATTTGATGAGGTCCATTTACCATTTCCAGTTATAAAATTATAACCTTCCATTCTCGAGTAAGCCTTTCTTGTGTCTCTGAGACTTATTTCAACTATTACCTTTTTCATTGCTCTTATCTTTTAAATTGTTATTTTATTTTTGATAGTGCAAAGGTAATCATTTTTTTGCAAATGACCAAATGATTTGGGCAGAAAATACTTTTTGCTAACTTAGTTTAACTTATTGTTATTCAGATACTTAGCGTTTAGTATAGTTACCGCATCTACTATCATCTGACTAGCATCAATTCCTAATGATTGATAAAAAGCGCCATGTCCGCAAAGTGTTTCGTATGCAATTCGCATGATTCTACGTTCATCCCTTGTGAAATCATACTTAAAAGTAGAAAAGATGGAGAGTGCTCCTTTCAAATCTCCATCTTTTAGCTTTTGCACAGCTTGTGTAGTTTTACTTATCTTCATAAGGCTCAATGTTTCTTGTTGTGAAATCGTCTGCGGTCAAGATGATTTCTGATCCATTAACCATTTCTTCGACTTTATCGCATGCGTCACTGCCATTGATGGCATCAACCTCCACTACCTTTTGCAGGTATTCGGTGACTTGCACTTTAACCTTGTGAATGGCAGCTTTCTCTAGTTCCTCTATTTGAAGATTGAACACTTCTAGGAGTTCTTTGATTTCCTTTTCGATTTCCTCGAAATCAATGATGATATCCTTCAAGCGTTTGGGTGCTCCATTTATACCATGACCTTCTTTGTCACACCAGTTTAGGGCTTCACTATCTGGATCGAAGTTCTCGTAGTAATCATCGAGGTTCTTCAAAAACTCGTTCGTGTCATTGTTTGGCATTTCGATTGACATGTTGAAATCTTGACCGGCAGGAGAATAACGCTGAAAGAAGATGTAGGCAAGGTCATTGCCATTATCTGTAGCATCTACAGCCCAACCTCTAACTTGTCCTATATGGATAATCAAATCTAATAACTTCTGTTCCATTGCTCTAACTTTTAAATGTCGTTATAATGAAGACCTTCACCCTTCACTAGTTCGTGGTCTTCGTTTTCAACTAATTCTGAGAGGGATAACCAGCATCCACGATAAAGAGACTTCTTCAGCTCTTGATAACGTTTTTCTGCAACTTCCTTATCGGTGATGAGGGATTCTTTAAGTTGGTCCTCTGTGTAGAGATACCATATCAATTTGTATATCTTCATAATCGTATATTTTATGGTTCTACTATATATTCGTTTAGGGTATGCTGTTCTAGCATAAACTCGTAACCTACATTGTTGAGTTGGCTTTGCTTTTGATATCCAAGTTCATTAATCTGAGTATCTGTAGCATTAAACTTCCTTGCTGCTTTTATGCAATTTGGAAGGTTGCCGATAAAGAGCAATTCCTTGCTGTCTGTTGATAGGTGCTCATCGGTTCTGTATAAAAAATAAACCTGCAATTTCATATCGTTTCGTATTTACATGTATAAATCCGCGTATCTCTTATTTACTCTACCAATAAGTCGCATGGCTTTTCTTAGCAATTTGACCTCTTTTTCTGATAGAAGGCTTTTAGGTGATGTTACAAAACTACCTAAAAGTCGCTCTAATTCTATTCTGTCTTTATAACACATACTATTCCTTTCTTTGAAATCTATAATTTGGGCATTCCCTTTTATTAGCCATCACAAGCAGGACAGGGAATAACAGACCATGCTTGCAACCATTACCATATTTGTCGGCTGCTTCGCAAGTTTCACAGCCATAATAGGTGTTGATGTTGAATGCGTTCATAACTAAATCTCCATTGCCACTTCAATTTCTTTCTTTGGATTCTTAGTAGCTCTGTCTAGGCAAACCTTTCCATTGAACACACCCTTGACGATAGCATAGAACTCGGTGGTCTTCTCGCCATCTTTTTGTGCAGTTGGTATTTTGCCAACCCTTTCACAGACTATTCCGTTTTTAGTAAGGATGGTGTTTGTGACCATTTCTCCGTAGTAAGACTGCTCTGTGCGCTGTTGAATGACTTTACCGACTACCTTGACTTGCATACCTTTCTTGATGGCATCAATACCACCTTTTAAGCTATCCTCGTAGTTCTTCACCAGGAAGAAAGCATAAACGAACTGCTCCGAGAATGTGTAGTAGTCATTTGCTACTTTCTGCATTTCAACCTCGAATTGCGATTTAGGCTCTTTAGAGAGCGCAAAATCGCAGACCTTTGTTATGTATGAGGAGTCAACCGTAAACTTCTTAGAATCTCTTATTTCCTCTAATTTGGCGATTGTTTCTGATGGGTAATAGTGACCATTTGCGTAATAGCCTTTCTTGTAAACAGGGCACTCGTCATACTGAGCCTTGCACATGGCGATCATGTCATTCTTCAAGATGGCATCCGTATATCTACTATCCTTAGGACCACCCCAAATTGGAATAAGGTCTCCATAGTCATCATCGGTGGCATATCTGATGGTGTGGTCGTAGGTCTCATAAAGTTTGCGTGTAAAGTCTGAGAGGAAGTCAATGTACTTCAATCCGAACTTTTTTATGCACTCGCAACCTACTTGCAGTTCATCGCCAGTTTGCGTATTCTCGATTACGTATGCGTTGTTACACCAATGACCACATAGGTCGCATTTGCCGTAATCAGCTCCATGCTCCTTAATCTTGAATACCAACTCCTTGGTTGTATCAGCAGGAGTAAAGGCTCCATTCTTATATGTGGCCAGCAATCTCCAATTACTTTCGTCTGGCATATTGATGGTGAGGTCACAGATGTCATGCCAATACTTCCCAATGATGGTTTGACAATCTTCTACTACCGCATGACGGAATAACTTTTTTCGTGGGTTACTAATGGTGTAGTCGAAACCTTCTACATTGCGCTTTGTCTTCTCAGCGAACTTCTTAAATGCGTCAACTGACTCTGATGGAATAAACGTCTTTATCGTATTCATTGCTCTTATCGTATTGAGGTAGGGTGGTTAGCCCTACCATTTCCTTCTTATGCGACTTTCAAATATTTGCGTAAATCAACCAATACTGATGCTACGCTTACAAAGTATGGAATGCCATTTCTTTCTTGCTGCATGTGGATTCCGATGCTTTCTAGTACAGCTTTTTCACTTTTGCTGTAGAAGTTATCTGCTAGCGTACCGAACTCGTTTTTGCCGTATGGCTTGTTCAGTATGTCGAATAGCTGTTCCTTCTTCATTTGCTCCTTCAACTTAGCTGATTTCTCTTCTCTAGCTCTTGCAACTCTTTTGAAGTTCATCTTCTCCCAAAGAATGCAGAAAGCATCCTTATCTAGGTCGCTTGCCATATATACATTCTCGATGGAAGCGTATTCGGTAGCATTGACCGATATTCCTACTCGCTGTTCAAATTCTTGCTGTGTCATAATTACTTACCTTTAAGAATTAAAAACATGTTGTTAAGGGATAATCTTATCCAAATCATCTACAATTCCTTTAAGCCATCCCCTCATGTAAATGAGAGCATAAAGGTCGCAGTTCTCTTCCTTCGCCTTTTTGGTCTTTTCTACCATGGCTTCAATTACTACCATTTGTTGTTTAAACGTTTCTTCGTATTTCATTGTTCTTATCTTTTAATTGTTATTTTTATTTTGATAGTGCAAAGGTAATCATTTTTTTGCAAATAACCAAATATCAACTATCTTATTTCCAGGTACTTACAATAGTTTAACTTTTAAACTTCTTTATAGCCTGTTTGCTAACTTTTGCTAACTTTTTAATCGGACGTATTGTAGTTTGGGAAACTTTTACTATCTTTGCAGCATGAATATACAAGAATATCTAGAACAATGCTCTGTTAAGTCCGTGGACGAGCTTACAGACGAACAGGTTGTGAACTACTATACCAAAGGAAATGCAGGTGTAGCTCAAATGTGCGCAGTAGAATTAGCTCTACAAAACTATCCTATTAGCGGCTTTACGAGAGAAGAAATAATGCTCTCTATTCGCAAGGCAATGAAAACTAAAACAAAGTTTGGTCTGACCTATATTACCAATGAATCAGCCGTAGGTCCTACCGAAAGAAAATCAAGATGGGTGGTAGAACCATAGACTACCACCTATCTTTTTGTCGGTTTGTTTAGCTTATAATACTTCTCATAGAGAGCCATAGCTTCATTATAAAGCCTTGGCAAAACCTTTTTGAAGTATTTATTGTTAGACCAATAATTTTCGCTTAAATGGGCTATAATATCAGCTAAACAATTATGCAAACTCGATGCGAAGTAATCGACGTCGTGTCCTAACATTCCCTGTATCCAGTTGTGGTCTTTGTCGATAGCTTGCAAAGTATCAGAGATTTTGCCAAATTGTTCCATTACATCATACGTTTTGTCTTTTACGAGTTTGAGCTCTTCAAATAGTCTATCAGCGATTTTCCATTGCGAAACACCTTCTCCATCTACGTATCTATATTCGGGCTTGTTGTAGTCAGCAAAAAACCTTTTATAAAGATTTTTGAAGTCTGCATTTCCTTCCCAATTACCTTGTAATGCGGCTTTAGCGTGTCCGTATTCGTGATATTGGAGACCCTTGCGATACCATTCTGAATTTAAGATTCTTTCCTTCAGACCATCGAAGTCTATTCTAACATGCTTATACTTACTCCAATAGTAGGCTTTGTTTCCGCTAAGGCTAATACAAGGAACAAACTTATCAAAGCTATCGTAGAACTCTTTCTTTCCAAGCCATTTGGTCGGACTCAACCCAATACCTCTAAAACCTTCCACGATGGTATGAGGTGTATTGAAGGATAGCTTATCTAAGCCATACGCAATCAAATCTTGATCCGAAGACAGCTTATAGATGTTGTACGCACCCTCTATCTCACGATAAACCCTTTCATAACCTCGAACATCAATCCTTGCAGTTTCTATGGTCTTGATATAATCATTGAAGCGAGGAATCCATCTTGTAGGAATGATACTCAAATCTGCTGTTCTCAATTCGTTCAGATGGGTAGCAGCTTCCATGACCTCCTTCAAGCCGTTATGATACTCGTCAAGAAAGACCTCATAAGCCTTGCCCCAGCCTTCTGTTATGCGAGCCGATTCTACTCTTATCCAAGAATTGACGTTATCAATGTTTGGACCATACAGATTTTGCATGAGTTTCTTTCCTGCCATAACTGCTTCCTGGACGTCTAATGCAGTCTCCAATTCCCAATCATCAAAATCATCTATCAGCTTCTTAGGCTTCAACGGAATAGAACGAAGGTCTTGCAGTTCCCTACGAGCTTCATCATAGGTAGCCTTCAACTTTGGTTTTATCTTGCTCACTGGTTCGAATTGTGTAGGAGTGATATTTGCAAACTTATTAGTTATGCCATCCCTCCAATCGCCGAAATTATAGCTATAATCAAACTTTGCTAGATAACTTTTCTTTGTCCTGCCGAAAGACTCTACAGCTTGACGAACCTTGTCATCATACTTGTCGAACATATCTGATAATACAGAGCGTTCACTATCAGTCAGCATTCCAAAACTCTCTTTAAATTGATGTGTAGTGAGGAATTTTTCAAAGCTTGATATATCAACATCATAGGCTTTAGCATTTCGCCTTAATGTTGCTATGTCAGAATTATCTACATCTATGTTGTATTTCAATAAGTCTCTGTTCTTCCAAGCAAGCTTTATGGCTTTTTCGTCTCTGTCAGCATGGCGGTACTCAGCCGCGTCCTCAACGGACAGGTGCCAATACTTTCTGTTATCCTTCAAGAAGTATGGAAGGGTTTCAGCTTGCCCGATTCGGCTGCGGTTCTTGCGTACCCAGTCATTAAAGTTCTTTGGGGTGCGAGAAATCATAGCTGACTTCTGAATGGAAGGAGAACCATAGTACTCTTCATCGCTCATCACAATAGGTACAACATAACACATGCAGTTAGGATGCCAACCTAGGAAGACAAAGTCTTTTGGGTATATTCCCAACAAATCATCACAGATGTCGGGTGCAGGGTGGCGTTTACTCAACTTAATCTCATAGCCCAAGATGAAGTCAAATTGTTGCCAACGTGTCTGCTCTGCCTTTCGGTAAGCCATGTTTATCTCGGTTCTTGCCAAACGTATAGATGCGTATTGGCAATTCGCGCATGTTGCGGCTTTTCCGAACTTTTCTGTATAATCTGCCTTTAATGAAGGATAGTCTAACAGATACTTACTGATTCGCTTGCTGAGGACAACCGCAGACTGCCCTCTTTCTATTGCAGTTGATATGGTATGCTCTAGCTCCTTTTTCAAGGCTTGTGACTGATACCATAGTTTCTGCGAAACAGACAACCCCTTATCAACCCTATTCTGAAAAGCCTTCAAAGCATCTGAATTAGGTTGGAAATACCTGTTGTACTTATCTCCACCCTTCTCAAAATCATAAGCACGAAGTACCTTTCTTGCAAGTAGGTCCTGCATGATGTTACTTTCTTTCCACTCATTTGTGGTACCTGCATAGATGAGGTTATTCATCTGTGCAGCATAACTGGTCATAATGCCATTGATGGTTTGTTTCAGTTCTGGATAGTCCCCAAACAAGAACTCCGCAGAACCATCATAACCGACACCATCTATAGCAGTAGCAACTTGGCTAGCGATTCTATCATAAATGCTCTGAACTTGTGCCACGTAGTTAACTAAGCGTCTGTTCAGAGCATCGTATGCTTTCTTTTGATTGGGGATATTTGGTCTCATTTATTTCGGCTTATAATGTTAGTTTACACATTCCCTTTGATAGAGGATAGCAAACTCCTCATAAGGGCAAGTGCCCAACGTTGGCTCTCCCGTAACACTAAGATTACGTGGATTGGAAACGTGGGCACATAATTTGCAGAACTGAGGTTCTTTTGGAATAGGCTTAACCTTCTTCTTTGGAGACATAGCAATTAACCTTTACCTCTACAATCGTATTGCCATCCTTCTGATATACTCTCTGCTTCATGATCTTGGATTCGATAGTATTGAGTACATCTTTCTTTGCCTGTGCGAGAGTTTCCTTTGTTATCTCATGCAAAGCTTCTCTCATGGACTTGACATGATGGTCTCGCTTGTAGTGGCGAATGTAATTCTTGTCGATACGATAAGCCTTGGCACATACCTTTGGCTCTAGGATTTCTTTCTGTTCGAAGACAGTTACACTGATAGGGTAGAGTCTTCTAGCTAACTTGAATAGCCAAATTGCGATTTTTTTCTTCATAACTTGTGCAATTTATTGCGTTTATATTGTTTGTTCACCCATAGCAAAAGCAGACTGCTGTACTGCTGCCGCATTAAGTTCATCCTGTCGAATATCCTCCATTGTCTGCTGAGGGTCTTGCGACTGCCCAAGCTTAACGATGGATTCAAGCTGACTTTCTACCGGCTTACCACCATTAGCCTTTTGTCTGATGGTGATGTCGTAGCTCTCATCCTTTGGTATGTAAGGAGTGATGATGTGGTCGCAGGTGACGTTATCTATCTCCTTTTCCCATTTTGGATTCATGACCTTCAAGAATGCCTTGATTACATTGAACTCTCTTTCAAAGAACTCCTTGAAAGCGCCCGATTCCATGCGAACTTTCAGATGTGCATCTGTGAGCAACGTCTGTCTTGCATCGTAGCCGATATTACCAAGAGATTTCATATTCTCAAAGCTAATATCTGGCATTTGAGAAAGCATCCAGTACAATCCGAGGAGGGTTTTATTCTGACCGCTAACCGCTTCTTGCGACTGATTCCATGATACGTATGAAATATCGCCATCATTCTCGACTCTCCATATACGCAAACTTTCTCCCTTTTTCTCCTGTCCGACTATGCCACCCTTGACTTTTGCGATTGGTGCAGCGTTATATGCAATCACGTTGCTATTGCGACTGACATTATACTCAAATTCACTTCGGATATTATCAAGCCCCTCGTAGATGGCGTGAGGTCGAGACAGGTATGCTCCAGGAATCTTATGGATGATGATTTCCTCACCACTCTCAGTGTTCCCGTCCTCATCAACTTGTGCAGTTACTTCCTCCCACATTTCACTAAGGTTACTTTTCTTCCAAATGAAATGATAGTTTTCTGTAAAGGTTTCGAAGAATGTTATCGTCTCTTTATCGGAAACGGTCTTATCATACTCAAACGACATAGCTTGCATATCATCATACTCATCAATGATAGGGTACAATCTTACTCCATCCATAGGGGAGAAGGTTTTGCACTTCAACTTGTAGTTTGATTCAAAACCATATAGAGAGTTATGCTTCTTAACAGAATACCAGATGGTGAAGATTTCACAGCTTGCGAAATAGGCTAGTCCACGTTTGTAGTTCATGTTGTCAATATGAGCACAATCGTAGATTTTTTCTAATGCCTTTTGGATTTCCCTCTGAATATCATTTTCTGGAGTGTTGTACTTTCTCTTAACAGGTATAGAGAATGTAAATTCTGTTATTCTGTTTGTGAGCAGCTTTTCAAGGGCAACCGCTATACGGGATGATTTTTCACCATTGTCTTTATCACGAAGGCTTATGGTATCTGTCATTACCTTATGGCTTGCTGGCTCATATAAACTCAAAAGATAACTCCACAAAGGGACCATTACAGTCCTTCTGCGTAGCTCTTCTATCTTTTGGCTGATAGTATCAGTTTTCTTGAGTATTTCTTCGATGTTCATATCTTTACTACTTTTGGTGCAAAGATACTAAAAATATTTAATCAACAAATAGATTTAACCAAGAAATTGCATATTTATTTTCGCTTATAGAGCTTTTTATGTTTTTGAGGATAATGAATAAAGGCGATACAAGCAAATCCGCTTATACCGCCTTAGATAGAGCAATAAAATATCTTATGCAGGCATTAGTAATTGTGCCTTTTCTTTGTTCACGATTTCTAATACCATTTTAGCTGCCTTGTTTACGTCTGTCAAAACAGAAACGATGAACTTTGGTTGCTTTTTAAGCTTGCTGATCCAACCATCCAGGTAAGCAGCGTTATTATCTAAAATGCGACTGCTAAAGCCTAGGACGTTTCCGATAAGAGCTGCTCCAAGCTCTGCAACCAACTCTTCTCTTGCATAGTCATTTTCTCCTTTCTCTTCCTCAAACCCTCTATTCAATCTAGACTTGTGCCCTGTTGAGTGAACCATTTCATGTAGAAGGGTTGAGTAGTACTCCTGTCCATCCTCGAATATCTCCTGCTCTGTATTGCCCTTCTTGAACTGACTTTTAAGTGGTGTTGTAATATCATCTACCCCAACTCTGTAAAAAGCTCCACTTGAATACTTGTCGTAGCGGATAGGGCAGAGCCACTTCTGATAAAGAAGCATATCATCAATTTTCTCGTTGACGTACATACCTGCCGTGTCTGTCGGTAACTCATTCTTATCTTTGAGACTGAACTTATTCTTCAACTTTTGTATCGTCTTAGGTGCTATCTCTTCGAGGTTGGTTTGGCTGAGGTTGAACACATTGTAGCTCTTCAAGAAAGGCTGAACTTTGCATTCTAGTTGGGCTGATCGAGTCATTCCGTTGTAGCTGTCTTCTGTTATTTTGTTTCCATTCTTGTCTTTGTACTGAATGGACCAAAACAGAACAGGGAAGCTTTTCTCTCCTTTGTTCACACTAGCTCCTAATGCCTTTATCTGATTGAAGGTAGCAAAGATAGGATATTTGAATCTTTCTTCGTCCATCATGCAGAGAAACAGGAAGAATGAGTTCATTCCATTATATTCACGCCCTCCAAGGTTCACTGGGTTACCACCATAAGATGTGGTGAACCAACCCATCTTCCAATCTCCTGCCTTCATCTTTTGCATTCGTGAAATCATCATTTCAGCGAAATGCTCTAAAACGTTGTCTGTCTTCATTGCTCTTACTTTTTATATGCAGTTATTATAACTTCTTGCCATACATTCTTGCTATCTCATCGTAGATATATGCTCCGCTTGTATGAGGACTGCTAAACAATCCAAGAATGCGGTTATCTACAGTGATGCTGTTTGTCTTGACGACAACTCCGTTTTTGATGTGGTCGCAATAAACTTCATTGCCGATATGGTAAAGCTCCATCTTACGATTATAGCAATCTGTTCCAATGTACTCTTTATTCATGGCGACCTCCTTTCTTTTGAAGTTGCACCCATGCGTGATACATTTTATTGAAGTTATCTAACTTCTGAAGGATTTCATCCTTGCTTAAATAATCACTTATCATGTCTGAATAAAAAACATTAGTATTATTATCAAACATGGTGATATTAATACATTTTTTGTTAACGTATACTGACATGGTGTTGTTATGTATTCTGTTAACCTTTACCAATACAGCATTAACTGCTTTCTTAAAGTGAATGTTTGTTCCGTCTAACATTTCATTGCTCTTATTGTGACTAGTTGGTTGGACCAGTCGTTACCTTTTTATTTACTTGATATTTAAGAATTTAGAAACCTTACTAACAATTCCCTTTGCTGTTGAACAGGTTGAAGCAGTATCAACCGCTACACTCTTACCATCCTCCCAATAGGTAATCTGGATTCTCAACTTGTTACCATAGAAGCAGTTAACTACATGCGCTCTAAGATTACCTTTACGAATGTCACCTTCGAAATAGTTATAACCTCCATCAAAATCACTTGTAACTGCTGCTACAACCTCAGCTTTGTTTGATACGTTTACTGTCTGTTTCATTGCTCTTATCTTTTAATTGTTATTATTTATTTTTGATGGTGCAAAGATAGTCATTTTTTAGCATTTGACCAAATTTTAGCCTCATTATTTTTCTTGCTTAACTTTATATAACTTGTTGATAACTAGAGTGTTAAATAAAGCCTATTTTCCTCTATATAAGGCTTTTTCAGAAAAATGGTATAAGGATATGGGGAAGAAAATAGAACAGCTTAGAAAGGCTTATGTGAAGTATTTGCCGTTTCGTTAACTTAACTAATGTTACCGAAAATTACAGGAAGCTAATTTGACAAGAAAAACGCAAAAACTGCTTTTAACATGGTGTTACGGAGTGTTAATTAGGCGGTTTGTCACCTTTTCTTGTTAGCAACTTCCTTAATTCTCGCACCTCATTCCTCAAATCAGCGTTTTCTTTTCTGAGTTGCGAAATGAGGTGATTATATGATAGCTCTGTTGTTTTATCCATATTACTTGAACTTGATGATGAAAAATTCATGATCCAACCATTTGTCTGGACACATTTCCTTCTTAGGCTTGCCGATGGTGATACTCTCAATTTCCTTCACGACCTTTGGGCTATCGTCATAGTAGCCGTTCTTGAAGAGAACGTGAGTGAATGGTACGAACTTCATTGTACCATTATTCAGTTTCTCCTTGATAGTATTGATGTCTATAAGCATTTCAAATGTCTTACCGATATGAAGCTTATCGTACTTATCGAAATCTTTGAATTTCTCATCCTTGATAAGGAGAAGGCGACTCATCCAAAAATCTTTAATTACCCGATACTCTTCATCCTTTTCGCCCGACACTATCATATCGAACCATTCCTTGCTGACTGCGAGGGTAAGAACCTTCTTCTTTGCTTCTGATAAATACTTGTCCATTACTTTAGTTAATCTTTCCATAAGCTAACTTATTTTCCCTCTGTTGCTACTACAAAGAAATCGTTACCAATTTCTTTTCTTCTATTTAACTCTTTGCAAAGTACAGATGTATCAGCAAGGTTGATATGCTGGTTTACATACTCCTCCTTATCTGTGAAGGTAAGGAGTGTTTCATCTAGGTTATTTACTTCCTCTATATTCTCCACACTTTCCGAAAGAGATTTGATTTCTCCATGGACAAAATCATACACATTTTTATCGATAACTTTCTGTCTTGTCAGAGTTTCGACTGCTGTTTGAATCTTTAAGATTGATTTTTGCATTTCTTGTTTCATAATCATATTTTGTTTATTTTAGATGAACAACAAAGTTTTTTGGCTTAAACTCGACAAAGCCATTGTCCTTTTTCGTTTGAGTAGTCTCAATACTGAAACCTGCGCAATCCTTAACGAGAACTCTTATTTGAGAACCAACCTTACAGGAAAGCTGAACATAATCAACTTTCTTAAAGTAATGGTCAACAGAATTTCCATACTGAATATGAGGTTTGCCATTACTATCTAATCTAGCCGTTAATTGGTCTAATCTTTCCTCCCTCTTTACACCATCGACTAATGTATGACACCAAAGTGGAGTGCAAGGTAAACATACTAGTCCTACCTTGCCTTCTTTGATTTCATCAAACTCCTTCTCACCTACAGTAATATTCAAAAAAGTCATGTGCTAACCCTCCTTCTTATTTATCTTAGCTATGCGTTCGTTATAGGCTTCATAGTCCTCTTTACTAATCTCAGTAACGCCATGTATGATAGTTGTACCACAAACCATATCATCCTTGAATCGCTCTTCGACGTCAGTGATGAGGTTCATTAGAGGATAGAACTTAATATCCTCCTCTTCCCCTTTAACGGAGCTCGTAACTGAGGTATAGGCTAATTTGCCATCCTTATGTAGGAAGGCGGCTACTGCGTAATAATATCTTTCTTTTATCATAAGTCATATCTTTTTAGTTTATTTGCACTGCTTAGTATATCTCTAATTTCGAAATGGGTTTTGCCAGCCCACCTGGTAAGGCGATTCATTAGCTTGCGAGAATATCTTGCAGAAATCTTTTCAGCCTTTACAATACGATGATCAACTCTGCCATGACCGCCACCTTTAGTGGCATAATACAAAGCCCATCTAGGCTCCCAGTATTGCTGAATCTTTGGCAGCTCTTTAGAAACGTCAAAGCCTTTCTGGTGCAGTAGTAATTCATAGCAAAAACTGCCAGAGCGATGCTGCATTATCTTTTTAACCAATCTTACCTTCATACGCTATAATTGCTTTAATTTATTAATTATTCTAGCAAAACGTGGCATATTTTTGGAGTGCTCACTTATAAGATACTCTTTCGTCATCAAGTCGTATATTAAGCGTAGAATCGCTGCATCCTCGTGAAATTCGTTAATATCTTGTTCGTCTAAAATTATTCGTTTCTCCATACTACTTCTCCTTATCGAATTTATTACTAATTCTTTCTATTCTACAAAGTTTTATAACATCATGAAGCCAATAAGAATGTTTATTCTCGCAGACTACCATAAAAGCATAGTTACCTTCCGACCAAATCACTTCGGCAGTATAGCTAAACCCTACGAAATGTATTAGGTCGTGCTCAAAGATTTCATTGCCTTTGCAGTCTGTCAGTCCTGTGAACATACAGACTGTTGAAGGGTCAACGTCAGTTATACCATCTTTTATATGGTCTCCTCCTATACATACCCTATTTCCAAGACGTACTAAATCGCCCTCAAACCATTTCTCTGAGTTAAGCTGCTTTGCCTTGAATTTTATGTTTTCGATTTCCATAAGCTATAATTTTAAATAAAATAGTTATCGAGCTGCCATTTACTGATATTTACGTAGCCGAATGGGGCATATATCATTATTCCTATAAATGGATTATAATCAACTCTGTAATCACAGCCCTTTACAAACGTAACACCCTTTATAATTGTGTCGCAAATACAAGTAACCTTTCTCATTTTTTTATCTATCCAAGTTCGACAGGTTCATCGGTAAAAGACAATTCTCTTCCGATGAGTTTCTTGATGCTGCCATGAGGTATAAGAATACAACCACCGATACCAGAATATGTAGGATTCCAATATCCATATTCTCCATATCCACTTCTGTATGGTTTCTCTATAAAAAGAAACTCCTTACCATTTGCATCAGTTGCCACCCATGCCATAACTATTCCTCCAACTTCAATTCTGTTCCACCATTACGACTTTCCTTCAGGAAGTCATTAACTTCTTCCTTGTAGCTATAACCACAATCCTTCTGAAGAGCCTTTATCTTCTTATAACCGATACCAGCTTCTCGGCAAAGTTCTGCTGCTGAGCTATAATCTTTGATGTAGCCAATCTCATTTTGGATAACTGACCATTGACCTCGCTCGAAGTCAGTAATGCTATCATCTTTTGGAATATTCAATGCTTTGTCGCACAATCCACAAACTCTAACCATTTCTTTTTCAAGCTGCTCAAAGGAGTACTGTCTCCAGTGATATGTAAGGTAGCTTGCGCTACCCAATGCTTCTTTAACTTTATTGTTCATACTCAATCCTCTAATTTCTTGATTAATAAATTACTTTTCTTATTAAATGGTTTGTAACCACTGCGGAGATACCAATCTAGAACAAAGCTATCAGATTCATCTTTGTTAAATTCTAATCCGATTGTCTTCACTCCATTCAACTTAGCTTGTTGCTCTGCTAGTTGTAATAGGCGTTGCGCAACACCATTTCTCCTATGAACAACGTCCACCCAAAGTGCATATATTAGAGCTTCAGCTTTGCCGAAAATATCACTAACATAAAGCGGAATGGATATTTGAACAGAACCAAGATTTTCTTCATCAGTTATTAAAATTCTGATTTCGTCCTTCCATGTCTGTTTTTGTATCATACTCAATCCTCCAATTCTATGTTATTTTCTGCTGCGTAGCCATCTTGTGCTTCCTCACAATACTGACCTTCGCAAAGCCAACCTATGCCGATGTTATGTTCTGAAATAATGTTCTTGTTGCAATATTCACAGATAGCATCGCCAAGTTTATTTTGTAATTCTTCTCTAGTCATAATCATCCTCCAATTCTTTTTGAATATCGTTCAACCACACAAGAACTTCATCAATATTAATGTAAGAAACATATCCCTCTTTATGCTTTCTTAATTGATTCTTCTTTTTGATAATTATATTAATTGCAGTTACTTTACTCATTGCTTATCCTCCTTTTTTTTCTGATTCTTTCTATAAGCTTTAGTTGCGCAATACTTATATTGCCATATCGTTTATACATACTTTGGAGATATACAATATAGCCAGCTATTGTTATTTTATTTGCATTCATATTCTCTTCTTTTTACCACCTGCGAATACTTGTGTCATGTTTATCGCAGATTTAATATCTTTGTACCTGACACCACAAACTGTTGCCACATCTTTAATTGCCTCATCCATTTTGAATTGCCTTGCCAAAAACTGATTATTCTTTATCAAGTTGACGATTTCTTCTTTCGTATGAATGCCTTTCCAAAATAGTTCGGTATGTGAGCCTCCTCTTTCATCATCTACAGAGAACGGAACACCATAATTAGTATAAACCTCTCCGTGATGCTTGATGAGATGGCGACCAGGATTCTTTCGGATATTATTTATCCAAGTTTCATTATCGCATTCGCGCCATATCTCATACTCTGCCCCTGTCAGCGTTTTATCAATGCCAATAGGATAATGACCAGAACACCCATTTGTTCCAAAGTAAATAATCTCTGCCATATTCTCTTCTTTTTACCCTCTCCTTGTCGCCAAGGAGAGGGCGGTTAGTTACTCAGTTACAACCTCCCAATCTTCCGCAAATACATCAGATACGGAAGGAACCCAAGAATCTGCTCTTCCATCTGGATTGATGATAAGCATCTGATTAGTATAGTCAATGTGAGGATTCTCACGGTTCATCAAGATGATCTTGGCAGACTGAGGGAGTGACTGCATATTAGGAATGATGTCACCTGTGATATGAGAAGGAACCTGCTTAACGATAAACAATCCCTTGCCATTCCATCCCTTGCGTCTTACCGCAAGACCTGCCTTCAATAAGTCAATAGCACCACCGAAGTTAACAGAGCCTAGTTCACGATAGACTTCCTCAAACACACTCTTAGGAGACCAAGACTTATATCCGTCCTTGTACTCTACTAAGTAGCCATTTTCCTCAACGGTTGCCGGCTTAATTTCTACACCAAGCACTTGTGCTTCTGTAACAGTCATAGGTTCTGCCTTTATGACCTTTGTACCAATAAACTTTTTCATAATTACTTTATATTTATATCCCATTAGGGATGGTTAGTTTTACTAAAGCTCATCAAACTCTTTTTGAAATCTCTGTTTTGTTTCATTCAGAAGCTGCTTGAATTTAGTTTCAAATTCCATATCATGATTTGATAGTCCCCGAATAGCACCTGCAAGTACACCACTGCTTGATTGTGGAGACATATTTAAAAGTTCATCTACTTTAGGAATTAAATCCTTTGCTAAGATATTTGCTCTTTCTAATTTTTCTGTATTCATATTACTATCTATTTATTTCCATTACAGGATGGTTATTACTCTACTACTTTCTCAAGGGAAAAATAATCAATTCCCCAAGCTTGGCTTGCGTATTGATAAGGTTCTCCGTTTTTCTTTATTTTTCGGATAAAAAAATGAACCTTGACTTCATTCTTGCAAAGACACATGGCACTTTTTAGACGTTCTATGATAAAGATATTGCCATCTTTATCTTTCACCTTGTCACCTTCCTGGAAAGGTAACAAACTTAGAAAATCACCCATTATACCATTCTGCTTTTTGCGAAGCTCTGATATTTGCGAATCCAATTTCTTCAAACAACCTTCTACATTCTGTAATTCGTTATATAATTCTATTTCTGTCATATTACTTATATTTTAGTGCCCGAAGGCGGTTAAACATCAAATCTTTCTGTCTTGATGAGTTATTATCTCACATTCATTTCCTCTACGATTCCAATAACCGCATTGGTAACATTTTCTTCCGTAGAAAGTTACTTGTGTTGCTACACTCATACCTACACCTCCATTTCTGAGTTAACTCCTAGAGTAAATAGTAAGTGCTGAAGTTGATGAACATACTTAATGTATGCAATTGGTTTACATACATTATTGTCAGTAAACGGATATACATCAAACTCATTACGGATACCTTTTTCTATGTAAATAGGAAAATACCCATATTCTTCAATATCGGGTTTTGTATATACCAAATGACTATTCTTTACTCCTCTGCTCATCACTTTTTTCTCCCATCCATTCTTCTCTAGAATCTCAGTATTGAGAGGAATCGGAGATACCTCATCATTATAAGTTTGAATCCAATCGTCTTTAGAAGAACCTTGAAACCCTTTACCAATAAATACAACAAGACTATAGTAACCTTTTCTTCTTAAAAAAGTATTTGTTACGAAACCTATTTTTCCTGTAGCTTCTCCATATTCAATTTTTACTATATCTCCTGGAATATATTCTAATTTTTTCATATACTTTACTTTTTAAGATGATTAAACTTCTTAATAGCATCTTTCTTTGAAGTTGCCATAATTTTTATCCCCTTGATGATGAACTCATGCTGTTCCTTTGGCTGACACTTCTGCTTATCAGAAGGAATATTGCCGCTTGGTGCGTCAAGTCTAGGACTTGAACACCCAAAAATATCATCTTGTGCATAAGCTGCCGTAGCAGCCATTATTAAAGCCATTCTCATTAAATTTCTACTCATACGCTTTACTCCTTAACTTCTTTAAAGATTACATTCTTTTTGTCTGAACGATATTTAGGAAGACACTTCAATCCAAGTGGAGCTGCACCACAATAGCCAGCCACTCCTTTAAAGAAGCATCCTTCACAAGTGTCATGTTCAACAGCTTCAAGAATAATAGTTACTCTTTCGCCTACTTTAATCTCGTTCATTCTTTGTCTTTTCTTAGACCAGTCACGCATTTTATAAGAAGGAAATAATAGACATTCTCCTTCTTCATAAGCCTTACCATCATCCCAAAAATAAAAATCACCAAAAGCTTCAGATTCTATAGCTATTTGTGGTTCAAATTTTTCAGATTCTATATATGATAATTCACATTCTCCACAGATGGGAGAATATAACTTTGTGCCTTGTGGCTTACCCTTTAGCACCTGTGCTATATTAATCTTTTCTTCCATATTACTTACCTTTTTATTTGTTAATCGTTTGCACCAAAGTCCATTAGAGGGTCTATCTCGTAAAGATGTTCTTCTGCATCATATTTTCTTTCTAGCATATTTATCGTGCTAGATAGATGAGTATCTGACATATCCTTAATCGGTATTTCTCTACCATCTTTGGTTTTCCACATGATTTGAGCGGAGTTTCTCTGTCTGATCCATTGCTCTAGTTTCAAATCATTAATATCAGCTATTTTCATAATTTAATATTTTCGTTTCAGATATATTTCGGTCATATTATCTTTTGTCTTCCAAGTCGCTACTTTGTAGTGCTCAGAACGATAATACTTTATCAACAACTCTTTGATAGGGTCTTCTATATCTCCGACATTAATTGTCAGCTCTTTGCTGCCTTTCTCTCTAGCGTTGCTAATCTCTGTATCTATCTTTTTCAAGAGTGGCTTTACAAGCTTACGTTCTGCCTTGCTTAATACTTCTTTCGGAGTATAATAACGTCTTGGTCTATAAAAGACCATATCTTCCAAATCATCAAAGTATGACATAGTTCGTCTTTATTTAAAGATGATAATAACTACTTGATACCTTTGCACTCCAATCGAAGCAGCCCACGGCATCCGGCTTTAAGAAGTGTTTCTCTAACTTCTCCAAAGCCTCTTTATACTTCTGTTCCATGTGCTTACAATGAAGTTTCTGAGCGGTTCTAAGTTGCTCGACAATACCCTTGCGAGCAACTTTATATTGTTTATCGGACATCATTGTTTTATTCGTTCACATAGTTGATTACGTGCTCCTGTGCTTGCTCATGCAAATTATCAAAAGCGTCTTCTATAACTTTGGCTGTCTGATCGCCATTAAGGTTCTTCAGCATTTCGCCAACAACTTTTACCTGATGTTCTATAGGCAAAGAACAGAACTCTTCAACAAGGAAGCTTTTCTGATAATTGTAAGACATATCGTGAAATAAGTCTGATAAATCTACGTTTGCTTTATATACTGACATAATCTTAATCGAAAATATGATGGTTCAACTTTCTTTTTCTGAGGTTTCTCTTAATCACTTCCATATCCTTGTGGTCGTTAGTGTGGTCCGCAAGAAGTTTGATGATTTCATAGATGTCATTTGCGTTATCCTCCAGGTTGGCGCAAATATTCTCATCACCGAAGAAACTCTTATTAAAGGGTTTCAAATGGAAGTAGTACTTTTTGGCAGCATCCTGCATTTGAGTGTAGTGCATCTTCTGCTCTTGCTTGTAGCGAACGCTTAACAGCCTAAACATGCCCTGTTCATCCTTGATGAGCTGATCCAATACATCTGTTACCATTGCAATCAAACAGCCATTGACCTGCAGGCGTTGAATAATCTTTTCCTGCGTCAAGCCAGATGTTACACCAAGCTCTGAGAGTGTAACCTTCAAATCGGTTACTGTAACTTTCTCTTTTCCCATTGTCTTACTTTTTAATTATCAAACCATAAACCTGTATATCTCCATTCCCATTGATGGCAAGTGTCATTAGGCTTCTTGCCTTCATTATAGCATATATCGGAAGATATGCAATTACTACATACATGTTTCATATCTTTTGTTAAGTCAATGTGAAATCGTTCAGTTCTTCGTAGACAACTTTAAGCCATTCTTTCATGTATATGATGGCATTCAATGCACCATATTCTTTTCTACGTTGTTTTGCTTTGTAAAGCATAGCTTCAATTGAAGCTACTTCGGATTTAAACGTTTCTTCGTATTTCATTGCTCTATATATTGTGGAGTGATGGTTAGTCACCCCATTACCTTTATGCTACGTCTTGAATCCATTCTTTGAGAATTGTACCATCTTCATTGAAGATATCAAGCTCTACTCCGTCATACTGAACTTTCTTGCCTTCGTCTAAAGCATTCTCGAAATCCAAATCTAAGATGTGCTTTACGTCACTGAATGTTTCTTGTTTTTGACTGAGTGGCTGATTTTCAAAAACAACATCTTCGTATGTGTTATCTTTGAACTTAGTTGCCTTAATAACGTACTTTACCTTTTTCATTGCTCTTATCATTTAATTGTTAAACTTATTTGTTGTTTAATTAACTGATGCAAAGATACAAAGAAATTTTGGATTGACCAAACGTTACTTTCTTTAATCGCTTTTTAGCAACTTTATTTAACTTTTAAACCACGTAACTATCTGAAATTCAGATTGTTTTCGGCATAATGAATGCGTTGCCTTACCAAAACTTCCCCTACATCTTCAAGGCTGATTTCTCCTTTCTCGATTCGAGGATTCTCGCAGATTTTATAGATAACGGTGCCATCCATGCAGATAACAGGATATGGAGCCCCATCATCATTAGGACGATCTGAGAGGCAGACATGGCGAGCTGCTTCATTAATACGCTTCTCGAAATCTTTCTGTGATTTCAGTTTCTTTCTCTCCTGTTGTAATGATTGGTCGCCAAGAATTTCAGCCTTGAACCAATCTGTAATGTCTTGTAACATCTTCATTGCTCTTTTGTTTGTAGTTTATATACTAATGTCTTTTACCCCACTTAATAGCATTGTAAATGGCGTTTCTAAACATTCTTCTTTCCTCATCATTTTCAAGGAAGGTTGCTAATCTAGCTTGCTTTGTAGCAAACAAGAAATCTTTGTCTTCTTTAATTTCCATATCTATTTTCTTAATGATTTACCTGTGAAAGGGACAAACTTAGTGATGGCTTTTAACCTATCTATAGTTCGTTCTCCATATTTTGCTTCGAGTTCGTTTGCAGTTAAGTTGGTGGTAATGATGAGAAGCTTCCCCTTTTGCTCTGCTGCATCACATAATTCAGAGAATGTACATCGTACATTACCATAAACCTTCGACACCTCCTCTGTGCCAATATCATCAATATAAATGATGTGGAGTTTCAGAATCTCATCAATCTTTGTATTCAACTCCTGGGCAGTAAAGATATTGACGAGTTTTCTGCAAGAGTCTTGAAGGAGTAAAGGAAGTATATGCTTACCTATCAGAGTTTTTCCGAGACCACACCCACCTGTAATAAGAAGCCCCTTTCCTTTATTGTCTGTCATCCAATCAACGATAGGACGATAATTATTCTCTAGCCATTTCGCATGAGGAACTTCCCCACAGGTGTATTTATCAACGAAATAGTCTAGCCCCCCACGAAGCCTTTGTTCTGCGTTAGGAATCCTTATTCTCACCTTGTCAGCGAGAAACAAGTCTTCTCCCTTCTCGAATCTTTGAATAATTTGATTGAAATCTACATTCATAATTACCATCCTCCTTCGTTATAATCTTTGTTTTCCGAATTATGTAGAGCCGTACCAGATTGCTTTGTTCCGAAGTCTTTATTTCGTCTTGCCCAATTTTGTAGCCTTAGATTTAAATCCCATGTTTTCTCAGTCTCACACCTCATCCTAGTTTTGGACTTATTCGTTTCTGACCAATAGTCATAGAACTTTCTGATCATATCCTTGCCATAAGTTGCAACATAAGGAACTAAATCTTGACCGAATTTTTTCTTTCGCTTTTCGGTTGCTGCTGCAATCTCCTCTTTCGTTTTCTTAGGCTTATCTTCCTTAGGTGCTTCTACTGGTTTAGTATCTTCATTCTTTAGCTCATTTTTAGGCTTATTGACCTCAGCTTCAAAATAGTCATCATAATTGCAGATAGTGATGATGGAATATAATCTTTCCGTATTCACTTCTATTAGCTGCATTTTTATTAGCTTTGACAAACAGGTTCTAACCACTTGTTTTCCTGCACCAATAATAGTGCTGAGTTTTCCAAGACTAGTCAAAAACTGTCCTCTATGCTCGACGATTCCATCATGCTTTACTTCTTTCTCTTTTGCATTGTTGAGCAAATATAGAAAGAGGGAAAGCATTTCGGGCTTATCGAACCAATCCCAATCAAACATGCTGCGAGGAAGTCTTATCCAATCTGCCATAGTTGTACAATAAAACCTCAACTTTCTTGTTTAGCTGCTTACGCAGGTGGAACCCAAACAATACTTATTGAGGTCTGAATATTTTTTATCCGAAAGTTCCACGTTTCAGAGATTTAATTTCTTCGGTGCAAAGATAATAAATTATTTATTGATTAAATAATATTACCGAAAATATTATCAAATATTAACTTTGATACCTTTGAGACTGCTAAGTTTCTTAACCTCAGCCGTATAGTGAGCAATCATATCTTCTAGTTCACTAGAAGTGAAGTGACATGTAGAATGCGCCTTCACGTTTAGCAGATCAAATCTTTGCTGCCCTATTTTTTGAATGAGGTTGCGTTGGTAGCCTATGAGGTGGTCCGCAGAGAAACGATTGCAGAATTTACATTCAGCATGGCAGTTATCTTCATTGAATCTAGTTGCCATGTGGCGGCGACTATGGAAGTGACCGCAGTCCACATCTTCAAAGCTCTTTATCTGCCCGCAGGATATACACCGAACATAACCATTAGCCATAACATCACGCAAGCGGATATAAAGAGAGAATATCCGATCGAGCTTTTTAACCAAGTTAGGTTTGCTCTTAGAAGTAGTCTTTTTTACCTCTTTTTTTTCGGTTTGAGCCGCTTTTGGCTTGCGGTTGAAATAGTATTTATTCATAACCATAGGACTCTTTAATACAGCTTATTTCCGTGATGGTATTCTCTGCTTTCGTTATAACGCATCTTCAAGTTGATGTGCTGAACGAGGTCGATTCCAAGTGCTTCTGCCCATTCAAAAACGGAGGAAAGAATACTTTTATATAAGACACAGAACATTTCTGCCTTTACACTTATAGATGAGTTAAGGTTGCACGAAACGATAGTTCTAGTAACCATGATGGCATTTTCGGTAAAACTATGCTCTTTAGCATACTTAACCTCAGAGTCAAATGTGGAAAATCCGTCCTTTGCCTAAACATCACAAACACCCATCAAATCAAAAACACGAATACAAATATCTGCCAACTCGCTTTCTACTTTTCCCTCGATGGTATCAGAGTAGTATTTATTGAACAAACTGCCACCATGGTCGTTGGCAAGTACGGTTTTAAGACCTTCTTTGTCAAGGTCGTCCATATAGTTTCCTTTGCGGTCAGCTTGTACGGCTTCTGCTACTTCTGTGCAGACCATCATCAACCAATGCGCATTAGACTTTTCTTCTTCATGCCATCCATGTTTGACAGCATTATCGTAGGCTTTTTTAACCCACTCATTAATCTGTTTTGCTTCAATTTTCATAATTTAAAAACTTACGTTAGTCAATTGTTTGCCTAAAGACTTGATACACCATCTTGATGAACCTTGCACCTCTAGGTCTATTCTTAAATCAGAGACTTTTCCGAAGGAACGGAAACTACCGCCAAGGTCGATTATCCATCCGTCTTTATCCTTGAAAGGTCTGATAGCTCGTCCCACCATCTGATAGTAGAGACTCAAAGACTTCGTTGGTCTTGCCAAGATAACCGTGTCAAGTGCGGGATAATCAAATCCTGTGGTGAGAACTCCGACATTAGAGACAACCTTTATGGTGCCATCCTTGAACTTCTCCAAGATAGCTTCACGTTCTTTCTTTGGAGTCTCGCCTGTAACGATTGCAGAATTAATACCTTTCTGTTGAAGTTTATCTGTCAATCTTTCCGCTTCTTCCGTGAATCGAGTGAAGACCAAAACTCCTTTTCTCGGTATTTTATTCTTTGGCTTCAATACACGTAGGGTAGTGGAAGTAAGCTGATCATAGAATCCGCTTCGTTCATATTCCAACTTTAGGGAGTTTTCATCAAAGTCATTTCCTGTTGAGTTGGCATGCACATTAGACATATCTAGCTGAGTGCAATCGAAGTATCTCAAATCGGCAAGATAACCTTTTGCAAGCAATTCTGAAATCTGACAATAGTACAGAACCTCATCGAATATTCTTGGTCTAGTTCTCGTAAGGAACTTTAGCATCGAGTTGCCATTAAGTCCCCTTCCTAGTCGATATGGTGTTGCTGTTAAGCCGATAACCTGTCTATCCGCGGCTTCGAAGAAGGTTTTGTATTGTCCACCTTTCGCATTACAAAGATGGCATTCGTCAACCATTACGTACTTGAAGTGCTGAAAGTCTTTCATGTGGTTCATAACGCTTCCGATGGTAGCAAAAGTTATTCTGTTTATATCCTTGCAACCAACAGAAGCGGAATATACTCCACAATCAAAAACACCATAGCTTTGCAGTTTAGCGAAGTTTTGCTCTAGAATTTCCTTTGACGGACAAAAGATGAGTAGCGGACTATCCAGCTTACTTGCAATATCTGCGATTACAAGCGATTTGCCTGCGCCCGTAGGCAAGATAAGAAGTCCATTCTTCTTAGTCTTGCCTGTGAACGCTCTGACGGCAGCATCACTTGCTTGTTTCTGATATGGTCTGAGTGTGTACATGATTACTCGTCTTCATCATTACCATTCTCATCATCATCACCGAAAGGAAGGTCATTATCATCAGTCTGCTCCTCAGCCTTTGTTTTTGGCTTTTCTACTTCGGGGAACTCGATGCCGAAAACTTCCTTCATAGCCTGCTGATTGACATCTTCCTGGCTCCACAAGCCGCTTCTATCCCAATCTGGAATTTTCTGAACCTTGCAAAGCTGGAACTTATCATCTACCCAAGCAAAGAAGAGGTAATGACCATTGAGAGCAATACGAGCGGTCTTAGTAGAAGGTAAGCGGAAATCCGTGATGCCATTCTTAACTCTTGCTGCCAAATCACTGACTTCAAGAAGTGCTGATGCGTATGCTTCTTCGGCATTCTTCTTCATCGTCTTGATCTGAGCAAGAACGGTTTCCAACTCTTCCTTGCGCTTTGGCACATCATTCTCCTGCTTGATGCAGTACTCTTCACGGATAGCGTGAATCTCGAAATCATCATACTTGCGGTCAACAACTTCATTGTCTGGGAAGAGAGCATTGAACTTGTCATGCAGAACCTTGATAGGTTCATCTGCACTCTTTGCACCTTCGCAAAGTACCAACACGTCCTTGAACATTTCTTTCTGAGCTTCGGTCAAACAAAACTCAATCTTCTCTGGTCTGTGACCATCCAAATCTGCTAACATAATATTTTCTGTTTTAAATTATACAAATTCTTTACACTGCTCAATCTGTTGTTGAGCAAAAAATAACATTTCACCTTCATGAGGTGTAGGTAGGTAAAGCCCACACTGAGCACTACTATAATTTCTGAACCTTTCTATTGCAGTTGTCATTTCTGCCTTATCGAGTTCTGTACTACTTCTGATGTAGGTAACCACCTGTCCTCTTCTGTTAAGTCGCTTTCTCTCGAATATATCTCGGTTGCAAATCTTTTTGAAAATATCAAACTTGACTTCTTCGAGAGTGTAACCAAATTCGGAAGCAAAGTAACCTAACAGACAATGTAGATAGCTGTTTTGAGCTAAAGAACGTTGAGTATTCTTTTTTTTCAATTCAACGTATTCGTTCTTCAGAACCATCTGATTGCAGGCTTCCTTGAACTTCTTCCTATCGTAAACGTTCTTCAAATTATAGAGTGCCATAGTCTAAGTTTTAAAATGGTAAATCATCATTATTACCTTGAATAGGGTTTCCGTTCTCATCTACTGCGGGAGGAAAATTAGGTGCAGGTGGTGCTGCTGCATTTCTTGCAGACTCCATAGCTGCTTGTTGTGCGCTTTGGCATGCCCCTTGTGTAGGTGTTGGCTGATTTCCGTTAGCCGCTTGTGCGGTCTGATTTCCACCCTGTTGCTGATTATAACGAGATTGATATTTCTCGATTTTATAACCTTGAACGTTAGTGAAGTATCTGACTTGCCCATCTTTCTCTGAGCGTGAACCATTCAAGGAGAATGATACCGTCACAATATCACCCATATTGAAGCCGTTCAGATCATCAACGTGATTGTCTGTAAACTCGAACTTTGGATAGTTTGCTCTCTCTATCTGCCCTGTGAACTGGTTACGATAGGAGCAATCCAAGACAAGCTCTCTTTTTTTGAAGACTTTGTCTTGATAGGGAATACTCTCCGTATTCCCTATATGCTGAATAATTCCACTAATTTGAAATGCCATTTTTACTGAACATTAAAAGTGATACCATTGTCACGCATGAAGCGTTCCAAACATTCCATTGCCTCTTTTGTACCGGTACAAACGTAAGTACGTGTCTCGGTTGGAGTAGGAGGTGCAACCGACTGTCCCATAGCGGCAGCGAAAGCATCCATGGCATCTTCTTCATTAGAAGACATCTTACCATTCTTTGGCTTCTCTTCCTGTTGCTCGGCTGCATTGTTCTCCGCGACTTCCTTCTGAGGTGATGTTGGAGGTGTTGCAGTTTCTTTCTTATTAGGGGATACTGAGCTGGCACGCTGTTCTTTCAGCTTGTTTGCGTATGCGATAGTCTCCTGCAGATTGAGATTCTCCTTGTATCGGGCGGCAAGTGCATCGTAATCTTCTGCAAATAACTTCAAGGTCTCGAGGTCTTTCTTGATGTTATCAACCTTTTCTGTGATAGCTTTTTCGATAGACTTCATTGAAGTTGTCTTGTTGAGCCATTTTGCATCAAAGATGAGGTCTAGTTTGATACCGATGGTTTCCACTCCGCATTTCTCAGCAAGCTTTTCAATCTCTTCTCTCTTAGCTTTCTTGGTGCGATTTTCATCTTCTTTGATTACGCCATCAATGAGAGATACCGCATTCTTGATAAGCTTGCACGTATCGTTACAGGTTGTCTTGAACTCCTCAAAAGGTTTATTCCAAACCTTTTCAAGCTCCTTGCGCTTATCGTCAAGTGCTTTAGCTGCCTTGTTGAGTAAAGCCTTGTCTTCCTTGCACTTTGGAATATCATCGGTGCTATAGTTGCTGATGTCATACATAGGCAAAGCCTTTTCAACTCTAGCTTTAACCTCTTTGATATTCGTGGTAAGCTGACCGATAGTTTCTTTGCTTACCACCAATTGCACATCCTTTTCTTGGAGTGCAACGATATTGGTGTTCTTTTCTTCTGCCATATTAAACCAAATTGAATATTTTCTTGTCTGTTATCAAATCTCTGTTTTCTTGAATGAAACTAATCAATCCTTCGCAGTGTTGAGTGAGTAGAGGAATATCCCTTTTAGGGTTAAACGTATAACTCTCTGTGTAGTTTCTGTAATACGTCTTTCCGATTTCCGAGATATTGTATTCGAAGTCGTAAACATCACAACCATTCTTCATGAGGGCATAAGGATAGACCTTATGTTGCCAGTGTCTCTTGTAATTGCCAACCGCATACTGACGTGTTGTTTTCAGATCATGAGTGCAGAACGGCATAAGGTAATCAATATACCCATACAGCATTACTTTGCCATACATGGTAGGCAAGACAGCTTGTATATAAACCTGTGGCAATGCTCCTTTATAGTAGGCTGCATAATGTCGGACTAGCTGAATAGGGAAGCAGAAACTTCTGCCGTTCAGCTTTGCTTCTACACCGACAGGAACCCTTTTGCTATACGGATATTCTTCTACTTCTTGATAAATGGTGTGGATATCCATATTCTCCGAGTTACGATGAAGGACCATACAATCAATAACCTCATTGAATGCTGTGCCTTTGTCAGCAGCTTCACTATCGAATGATACTCGATTTATCTTATCTATTAACGACTGGAATTGTATCTTCTTGAACTCTTCTGGAGTATGGGGTGGATTTTCAGACCATCCCCAATACTTACTCCAAATGATGTCACTATCAAGGTAGTTCTGATACGCATCCAAAAGCGTCGCATAGAACCTAAACTTGACTACTTCCATAGCTTATGCTGCTTGTGGGTCTTCGTATTGCTTGGTCTTCTTATTGTAAACCAACTTCAAAGCACTTACCTTCTCGGTGAACAGACTTCTTGCATGAAGAATGATGGAGTTACCCAAGTTTGCATAATCTTTGATGTGCTCGATGAAATGGTTTGCCCCTCTTGCGTCAGTAATCAACTGAACACCCTCCTTAATCTCTTCAAGAGCCTTATTGTACTCCTTAACCTTTTCTTCTTTCTGAGCTATCATAGACTGATAACGTGAGAGAATCTGAGTAGCGATGAAGTTATTAGGAGCGGTTGGCTGTCCGTTTGCATCAAGAATAACCGGAATCTGCATACAACCAGGAAGCTGACAGGTGTTCTTACCATCGTTACGACTTGTAGGGTCAAAAGTGATAGTTCTGATTTGCTGTCCATTCTCACTTCTCATTTCGAGATAGCCAAGCAAGTCCAAATCCGTAACGATATTGTTGTAGTTCTTCTCACGAAGTGCAGGGATATACACAGTACTTTCACCTTCCTTGCGTGTGTCACGATGTGCGACAAAGACGATGTTCTTGTTAAGCTGTGACAAAGATGAGGTGAACCATTTGAAGTCGTTATTGATGGTACCCCAATCCTGTATCTGAGGGTTGCGACCATTGCATCTGTAGGCGATGATGAAGTCAATCATCTTTCCAATCGTATCTACAACGATAGTATCGAACTCCTCCAAATCCTTCTTGTTATAGTTGAGCAAGTTGAGAATATCTTGCCAACTAGAAACCTGTACGATACCGACATTATCATCCAAATGTGCGGTATTAACACGCTTGACACCATTATCGAAATCAAGCAACAAAGGCTTAGGTGCTGAGAGGGCAAAAGTTGTCTTACCCATACCTGCCTGTCCGTAAACCATCATTTTAACGTTTTTCTGAATAGCAATTTCATTGCTTCTTTTAATCATACTCATTGCTCTTAGTGCTTTAAATTGTTAAAAAAATCCATTATCTTTAGCTAGCTTTATAAACTCGCCTTTATCATGAACACGTAGCTTGCAGTAAGCTGATCTGACATGCTGTTTAATTGTGTTCGGAGATAGACAAAGTTTGTCACCAACTTCTTCTTTTGTGAAACCTTGATAGATAAGGTTCATTACCCTTTCTTCGGCAGGTGATAGTTTGGAGTTAAACTTTGGGCTGCAAATAATGCCTTCGTTCTTACATTCTCCTCGCAGTGGGCATTCAACTTTTTCAAAGTTAAGCCTGCCGAGATTATCAATATCGTAGGTGGTTGTATCAAGCTTTCCGAAGTTGCATTTACAGAATCTTCTGACTATCAAGAACTGATAATAAGGAACATTCATTGCACTCTTTTGATACTCCCTAGATAAAGCTTTGTAGGCTTCTGGGTATCTTTCTCGGATAACATCAATCATTTTCTTAATGACTTCTGTATCTTTTTCCGAGAGAGCTTGATTTTCGGTACCATCCTTAATGAACCAAAGTTCATCATCAAACATATAAAACTCTACTGCCATAGCTGTTCTTTTGGTATTCCTGTAATTTCAGACAGTTTTTCTATCTGCCAATCAACAATCGGTCTTGTATGACCTTTTGTCCAGTTGCGGGCTGTAGTAAATGACACATCGCATTCTGACATGATGCGCTGAATGAAATCCTTCTTTGGGTACGAGGACTTTGGAAGGTTCTCGTAATAATCCAAAAGGGTCATTTTTTGCTTTTTTTCTTCACTTTTATTTGCCATACAAATAATTTTTTGTAATTTTGCATTGTTATTTAAATATTCACGGTGCAAAGATAAGAATAATATTTGTAAAATCGGTACAAATCATTAAGAAATCTCTGTATTTTAACTTTTATTATACGTATGACAGCAAAAGAGGTTATTAATGCTATCCTTATGCAAGAAAATATAACTGGTTCGCAGCTTGCTAAGGATATGGGACTCAGTAGACCGCAAGCGGTTTATGATATCCTTAATGGTAAGGTTTTGAAGGTGAGTGCGAGAATGGCTAATCTTATCCATACGTCAAAGCCTATGTACAATATCGACTGGTTGTTAACTGGAGAAGGGAATATGCTTAATGATGATATTCCTGCGACTTCAATTAGAGCAGAAAAGCCAAATGAGCAAATAGATTCGCTTTCTGTTATAAATCGTCTCATCGAAATTAACGCACAGAAAGATGTGGAGATAAAGGAGCTACGCCAGGCATACGAACATCTTGCAAGATGTTTCGAGAAGCTAGCTAATGGGGAGACTATTACTCCTGCAGATAAAAAAGCGATTTCTATATAATTAACGTACACGGAAATATTTATAGCGTATGAAACTTACGACAACGCCAACAGGCATGGCGATAACAAAGCGTTTCTTCCTTGCTCTTGATGTTGCTATCAACCAGCGTAAAGCTAGAGGAATACGCACTTTTACCGAATCTCATGGTATCAACTATTGGAATTTCTCTACGTTTAAGAAGTGCCCAGATGGAAGAGCTATCAAATCAGAATGGCTTGCTTGGCTAGTTGAAGATTATAACGTTAATGCCGAATGGCTGTTGACAGGTGTAGGTATGATGTTTAAAATTCAAAATAACCCTTAAAATTTCGCTTATGAGAAGATTTGTTTCTTTTGTAGTAGAATTATTGGTTTGTTCGGCTTGTATGGCTTTAGAACCGCAAGAAATCTCTGTTGGTACATTTTCTATGCGTTTTGAAACGCAAACTGAGCAAATTCATTGGCTTTTTGGAGCAGGTGACTTCGTTGTCAACAAGGATGCCGAAGATTGCGATCCAATGCAAGTTGAGCACTCTATTTCTGTGAAGGAAGGTAAACTGACAATTGATGCAGGTACCGAAGATGAGCTATCCTTCAAGATAACTTCTTGCAGTTATGAGGAAGGAAAAGTTTTTGCTGACCGAGGTGCTGTTGAAGTATACCGCCTAGTATGCCAAGAACTTGATGAGAACATTCCTTCAAAGTGGACTTCTTTAATCACCATTCAGAAGGTTAAAGATGGGGCAAGAGCTAAAACCATCATTACCATTCCTCGGTATGATGAGTATGGAGCAATCTTCAGCATCACTATTTTGCATTAGAACAACCGCCCAAAAATTTCTCGCGCGCACGTTAGTATATTATAATTATATGGGGACATGCCGGCGGGCAGAAGC